CCGTCGTCGATGCTGACTGCCGCCCCGTGCGCCTTGAAACGCGGATCGCGCACGTAGGCTTCGGTCGACATCGACGACAGGGTGTACCCGTTGCCGTAGTACGTCTCAAAGTCGACGGCCAGCTTCACTCGGCCACCGTAGCGGATACGTCGGCGCCCGGGGCCGGCCACGGGGCCATGCGGTCGACGTCACCCACGTCGCGCATCGGCATGATGCACCCGATGAAGAAAGGCGCACCCGTCACCAGTACCTGCACCACGTTGTTGGCCCCGTCATAGCCCAGCCGCAGCGTTGCGTCTCGCTTCCCGGTGTAGAGCTTGGCAAATTTGTCGAACGCGGCGATGTAGACCGGGTTGATATGCGCGCCGATGCCCTGCTCTGTGCGGTCGCCCCATGGCATCACGCGGCGGATGTCGGGGAACTTGCCATCCAGCGCGCTGAACGGGTACGTCGCCCCGTCGACTGTGCGCAGCACGCATTGAATTTTCTTGATGCCCGGCCCCTCGTCGCCCACTCCCTCCGAGGTAGGCACTTCCCACGAGTCCACGAGGATCGTCGCCAGCGGCGCCAGCTTGCCAGCCTTCCAGTTGATTTTGTCGAGCACGTCGTTCGGGACAATGAAGCCAACATAGCCATCGTCGGCCATCACGTTGGTCTGCAAATTGAATCCGCCGTTGCGCACCATGCCGGCCATGTACCCAGTGGTCGCCAATAGCCGCGTTTCGCTGACTGTTGCCTCGACGCAAACGCCGTTGAGGTAATAGCGGATGTCGTCTTTTCCGGCCAGCAACTTCAAGGCGGTCATCTTCTGCAGGTCGACTTGGATTTCGTAGTGCTTCTGGTTCATTTTGGTCATGGTGGTCTTTCAGTAGTGGTTAGGTTTCGATCAGGTCTGCAGCAATAGGTTCCGCGTCGGGGTCATCTTTCGGCACGTCGTGCTTGAAATAAGCCGATGCGATCAGTCCGGCGATAGCACGAGACTGCGACACCTTGCGGCCGTAGTCGGGGACCATGGCTGTGGCTGTGGCGCAAACCCCGTTGAGGTTCGCCAGCGTCGCGGCGTCGAGCCGCACGCGCAGGTTCACCATGGGCGGCATCCACTTGCGTACGCGCACGCGGTAGCCCGTCTCACCACTGTGCGGATCGGTGTGTACCCCCAGTGCATAGCGCAAGGCGGCCGGCGACAGCGTGGGGTTGTTCGCACTGGCGTTGATCAGGTTGCGGATGATCGCGCTGTCCTTGATGCGCGCCACGCGGGCCGGGTCCACGCCTGCGGCGATCATGCGAACCTTCGTGCGTTCCCGCAGTTGCACGAGTCGAATTGCCAGATGTGGGCGAAGCTGCAGCGTGAGCAGGTTGTCGTATGTTTTCATTTCTTCCCCTGTACCGCAGCAAGAGCGCGTTCGATGACATAGCGGGCCTGCTCTGTGTCGCTCCAGCAAACGCTTTGCGATTCTTGAACCCAGCAAGCAATCTGCTCATCGCTCACCCCTTCACCCGATAGCGCTGTAGGCTGGCTCGCTGCGGGGGGCTGCACTGCAAGGCGAGCTGGGTTTTCTATCAAGACGTATCGCACTGCGGACAGTAGGTTGCCGTCAAAGTCGTTGTATGCGTTGAGAAGTCGCTTCGTGAAATCGCCCGGAGATTCAGCGAACGGCCATACTTTCTCGCTTGGCTGGCTCGCTGCGGGGGGCTGAATAGCGGCAATCTCCATCGGCGGATCGTCGGGGAAGCGCTTTGCAAGGCCAGCCTTCACAGCTTGCGCGAGGCTCGCTGCGGGGGGCTGCGAGTCGGAAAGGATGCGATCAAACGCATCCGTCGCCGATTGGCTCGGGCTTAATTGCACGCGCACCGCCTCGATGTCCCACGGGCTCGGCTGGCTCGCTGCGGGGGGCTGAGCAGCTACTATCCGCTCCAATTCACGAATGCGTTTTTGATAGCGGACGGCTTCATTCGTTTGCACGTTGGAGTATTCGACGGTGTACTTCCGAAAGCTGCACGATTTATTACAGGCTTCGTCAGGCTGGCTCGCTGCGGGGGGCTGAGCAGACACCCAGTAGCCGTTTCCGTCGCAATCAGGACAGGGATATTCGCGGCCAACGTGACACCCGGCCTGTGGTTCTTGAAAAACATAGCCGTCGCCTTCGCAGGTTTCGCACCAGCGCTTCACGGTGTCAGTCATTGCATCCTCTCCGGGCCTTTGCCCATGATCATGTGGCGCAGACAGTGCGCTTCGCTACCCACTGTGACGATGTGGATGCCCTTCGGGTGCTGGCCGAACGGGCACATATAGGTCGCCCTGTCGCCATGGCGGCGGTAGACGATGAATTGGATGTGTGTTGTCATGTCGAGTAGTGGAAGCGAGTCGGTTTGACGTGCGCTGGGGCGGTTTTTGCGGGGCAGGCGTACCTATCCCACAGGATGTGCGCGAACGCGGCGCACGCGCCCGTCAGGGCACCCGCAAGCACGAGAGTAGCGACCCATTTCATACAGCCTCCCGCTTGATGCCGAGCAGCGTCGACGCGCGCGGCGTTATATCGCCCGGAATTATCTCCTTCGGCAGCGCAAACCAATAGTCGAGCGGCGCCTCTGACAGTGCCTTGCCGGGGATGAAAAACATGGTCCGGCCCTTGTGAGCGAACACGCACGCGATCCTGTACGCCCGTGCGATCGCGTTGATCCGGCTTCGGCTCAGGGCAAGGTGGTCGCTCACGATAGTGAACAACCACGATCCGTCGGCCATCTGCCGGGCAATGGGGCGCCCGTAGATCGTCACCAGTGCGGCGCCCGTGTTGTCGTGCCACACGGTCGTATTGGTCTGCGTCCATGCGGCTTTGCCCTTGAGTGCAGCGACCATCGCGGTTTCGATTTTGTTCATGGGACCACCTTGGCGGGGTTGCGCAGCTCGAATCGCTCTTCAGAAAAGTGCCGCTCGAAGTGGGCCAGATCGCTCTGTGCCCAAAACGAACGCGTCGGCAGGGCTTTGTCCGGCGTAGCGGCGCAGGTAATCACCCGATCGTTGGCGCGGCAAAACACGGGCAGCCATGCGCCATCGCGGTGAATGTGCAACTTTTTCACGACTGCGCCCCTGTCATATCGTCGATGCACTCCTGCAGGTACGTCGCGGTGTCGTGATGACCCGTGCGCGTCGCGTCGTCACGCAGTGCACGCGTCTGTTTCAGCTCGCTCGCCTGTCGCTCGCGTGGAATCCGGGCGAAGTTGTCCGCGATGCGGCTGACGGAGCTGCAGACTCTCACCCATTCCGCAGTCGTGCGCTCGAGGGTGATGATGTAGAAGCCCGAAACGCCGCGCGTTGTCAGAGGGTGAAGGGAAGCCATGGTGCATGTCCTTTCAGGCGATGAGTAGGCGAAGCGCGACGACGGCGAGCACTGCGGCGGCGGCCGCGACTGCCACGATCAGGGCAAAGTGCGCGGCGGCGCCTTCGATCTGCGCGATCGGCGCGCGGCTCGGCAGATCGCGCAGCGGCACGCCGGGTCGCACTCGCACTTCCATGGGTTCGAGGGAAAGGTTCGCGTCGTATTCGGAGCGGGGCATGGTGGTATGTCCTCAGAGGGTGAAAATGGCACGGATGTCACATCCGATGGTCTGCACTTCAATGCAGCGCGTGGCGCGGTCGTATTGCACCGTCGCAATAGCCGAGCGGCGGTGGGCCCGGATGATCCGTGCAGCCACGTCGCGGCTGTCCTTCACGGGCGGGCGGCGACTGTCGGACCAACGAAAGTAAACGGAGCGCTTGGTGGGCATGGTGGTATGTCCTCAGTGGTGGGCGGTGGCGAGAGTGCCGCACTGCCCCCTGTCACGGGGCAGTAAGTCAGTCTCAGGCGGTCAGCAGGTCAAGTGCGCGATCCTTCAGGCGGTCGCCGGCCCCGAACCATGCCGATTGCATGCGGTTATCGTCGGACGTGGCGCGCGCATGGTGGTCGGCGTACTCGCTCACGGCGTTGAGAAATCCCCAGCCCGTACCCTTCACGCCGTCAATCCCTGCGCCCTTGCCCTCTCCTGCGAACAGGCCGAGTATTTTCTTGAAGGCCAAAGAGTCCGTGACCTTCTCGATCGATGCGAGGTCCGTCCCAGCGCCTGCGGGCTTCAGCAGATCGAATGCGATGCGCTCTGCACGCTCTGCGCTTATGGCCTTGTCAGCGAGCCGGCGCGCGGTGGCTGTGAACTTCACGAATGTGTCGTCGTGCACGAGTCCGAGGGCTACGCGCATGGCCTCGGCGTTATAGGCGGAGCGGTGCGATTGTTTCGAGGTGCCGGCACGCTCACCCATGGCCATCGTGAGGGTGTTACTGCACACGACCCGGGTGTTGACCTTTTTGCCGGTGGTGGCCATGGTGCCGTCTGTGGCAGTCACCAGCAGGGTGTACGCCTTCACGGTGTCGCCCGGCACGATGTCAGCCTGTTCGCCGTCGGTGGCCAGCGCCCAAAACTTGCGGCCGCCAAACAAGGTGCCGGCCGTCTCCAGTTCGAACCCGGCAGCGCGTGCCTGTTCGTTGAACGTCTCGAGGAGGGTGCGCGGCTGCACGATGTTAAAGCGCGCCGACACAATGCCGAGCGCGGCTTTGGTGTCACTGCGCAGGAGCACATGCTGATCGGGCATCGTGGCCCATGCCTCGGCGCCCTGATCGTGGCCAGTGGCGAAGCGCACGTTAGCGCGCTGGATGCGCCAATCCATTCCGGCAGCCGTCGCCCACTCTTCGATGGTGGCGCCGCGCCGCAGATGCTGGCCGAGGACGTGCCACGCTTCGGCATCGCCAACTTGTGCGAATTCGGTGAAACCATCGGCGCGGGTTGTAAGGTTGTGGGACATGGTGAAGTTTCCTCAGTGGTGGGTGGTGGCGAATATGCCCGCATGCCCTCTGCGAAGGGCATGCAGTCAGACTCAGAGCGAGACAGCCAAGCGGGCGATGAAGTAGCCGGCATAAGCCAGCACAGCGCACAGACCACCAATGAGGCAAGCCCACTCAATAGCGGAGACGAGGTAAGCGGCGAAGAGGGCGGAGCGGGTCATGGTGAAGTCCTGTAAGAAGAGAGGGGGAGGGGTGGTGGTGAGCCTCTATTACGCGCAGGTTTCCGACACACGCGCAATAGGCGACACACAATTAGTTGACTGAAAACCCTTAATGGGAAACCCTACGTGTGCATTCGTACAGTGTAGCGAAACGAAGGTTATTGGCGACATACAGGGAAGCTATCGGCACGGGCGGGCGATAGTAGACCTAGAAGGCATCAGATCGACGCCAGCGCGTTCGCACGATTAGGCAAGGGGTAGCTATGGTGCAAAAACACGCCGGGCACGGTAACAGGATGATTGCTAGCAAGCGTAGTAACGAAATCCCAGTATGTAGTGAAGTAGGAGTGGCGGACCTAAAAAATGTGGGGATGTGGCCGGCGTTATTCTTACGGTCGTTTACCACCGTATGTCCTTTAAAATCGTTACTATCATTACTACTATTACTATTACTATTACTACTACTACTACTACTCTCCAATGAAAACAGGGTGCCGAGGTCTGTAGTAAGACATCAAGCAAGGTTGTGCCGAAACCGGGGAAAACGTTGCTAGGCCATCCGGTATGTCGACAATGTTCCACGTGAAACAATCCCGACATACAGCCCTCGAAGTAATGAACCGTAGCAATCCGCGGTACTACGGCCGAAGTAGCAACCACGCGCCCCTGCATCCGTAGCAATGAATCGGTTTGATCGGCCGCCGACCTTGTGTGTTGTGATTGCGCGTCAACTTGGGGAAGCGCGGTAGGGACGGGGGGAAAAAAATTCTTCTGGACCGAACACCCAAACCGCGGCACTTTTGACCCCTTCACCACCATTACTACAACCCTGACGAATCAAGTCAGGAATCTTTACTAGGGGTAAACCCTATTGAACCCCATTTCCAAACCACCGCCCGATCTGCGACCATGTGTGTCATGTCCACCGCCATAAAACCTCACCATGACCGAACCACGGCAGAACTCGTGCTAGACCTTCAATCCAACCGGGTGCTGGCGAACTCGCTTCTGTTCCAGCACCGACACACCGACGAAGATGCGCCGTTCCATGCCCGCATGATCCGGGCGATGACCAGCCACTTGCCGCAGGTGCTGATCAAAGCGTTCCGGGGGTCGGCCAAGTCGACCACGGCCGAAGAGGTGCTGATCACCGGCGCCGCGTTTCAGGACTATCAGTTCGGGCTGGTGGTAGGCAATACCTATGAAAGCGCCGTCATGCGACTCGCGTCGGTCAAGCGGGAACTGGCCTACAACGAAAAGCTGCTCACCATGTTCGGCAGCATGGAGGGCGAGAAGTGGGGCGAAGACGTGATCATCTTGGCCAACGGGGTGCGGTTGCAGGCGCTCGGCCGGAACCAGAGCACTCGGGGTTTGAAGGAAAGCGTGCGCAACATGCGCCCCGACTTCGTGCTGCTCGACGACTTGGAGGACGTCGACGATGTGAAGAGCCCCGAGAGCCGGAACAAGAATTGGCAGTGGTACACCCGGGAGCTGTACCCGGCACTCGACCCGAAGGCGCGGCTGCGCATGGTCGGTACACCGCTGCATGATGACAGCATGGTCGAGCGGGCCGCGGCGTCGAAGGACTGGCGCACGCTGACGATCCCGCTCTACACGCTCGACGGTGCCGGGGAAATCGTGAGCAACTGGCCCAGCCGGTTCCCGGTCGAAGCGATCCTGAAGATACGGGATGCGTTCGCAGAGGCAGGGGACTTGGCCGGCTTCAGCCAAGAGTACCTGTGCAAGCCGCTCGACCACATCGCCAAGACGTTTCAGGAGGGCGACATCCTGATCAACCCGGGGACCAGTACATTCGCGCCGCGCACGCTGATCGTCGACCCGGCGCGTACGACGAAGGCGACCAGCTCGCGCACCGGCTACGTGGTGACGTCATGGGTGGGCAGCAAGCTGATCGTGCACGACGCGCTCGGCGCGTTCCACAGCCCCAGCGAGCAGGTGGCCAAGATATTCGAGCTCAATGACGCGCACCACCCCATGACCGTGGCGGTAGAAGCCAACGGGTTGGAAGAGTGGCTGATGCAGCCGCTGCGGGCAGGCATGACGCAGCGTGGTACCACCATGCCGCTGCAGGCGATCCGGGCGCCCAACGACAAGAAGCAGTTCATTGCCGGCCTGCAGCCGTTCTTCAAGGCGCACGAGGTCGAGTTCGCATCACCGCTGCCCGACCTGAAGCAAGAACTGATGTCGTTTCCCTACGGCAAGCTCGACATCATCAACGCGCTGGCCTACGCGGTGCGGTTGCGGCCCGGTGCGCCGGTCTACCCGAACTTCCAGCAGCACCACGTCCAGCACTTCCTTCCCAGCGCGCGTGCGAGCCTGTGGCTGGCCTTGAACGGGTCGGCCGGCATGCTGGTGTCGGTGCTCGTGGCGATCGAGGACGGCGGCATCCACATCCTCAACGACTGGGTGCGGGAAGGGCCCATGGACGACTGCTTGCAGATGGTCGAGATGGACTTGAACTCACTGCCGACGTACACCCGGCGCCCGCAGATCATGCTGCCCATGGAGCGCGGGCAGGCGCAGGACCACGCCGGCATCGGCAACGCGCTGCGGCGCAACCGGCTGGGGTTCCGGGAAGGCAAGCGGATCAACGAAGCGTTGGAGTCGCTGACCGAGCCGCTGCGTACGACGATGGCGCAACGTCCGATGTTCACGGTCAGCCCCGAGGCGACGTGGAGCCTGAACGCGTTCGCCGGGGGCTATGCACGCGACGTCACCGGGCGCGACATGCTGGTGATGCGCCCGCAGGACAACATCCACGCGACGGTGGCGCAGGCCACCGAGGTGCTGACCGCGACACTCGACCCGCGGCGGATGTTCGAGCTGGACAGCGACGGCCCCGGCATGACGATCGGGCACAACGGACGACCTTACCGGAGCATGATGAGATGAGAAAACTGATATGGCTTGGCGCGCCAACCGTGACAATACTGGCACTGTTGCTGCTTGTGTTCCTGCTCGCAGGATGCGGCGGCGGCGGAGGTGGCGGGGGTAGCGGGGGTGGTGTCCCTGCGAGCGTGGTGGCGGCCCCTGTACCTGTTGCGGAACCCGCGGCCTCAGTGCCGCGGGACTGCACGCTCGACCTGTGGGGTGACTCGATACTGGCCGGGCAGAGCACGCGCGGCGCGCTAACCACCACACCGGCGCAGTACATACAGGCGCACCGCCCGGCATACACGGTCGTGGATGATTCGGTCAGCGGCAGCGGCGCCAACGCCAGCGAGGGCCGGCTGCGCGCCCGCCCCCTGACAGCGCGGTTCGTCGTGCTCGAGTGGGGCGTCAACGACCCAGCGCAGGGCTATACGGACATCGTCGGGGTGCTCACCCGGGACGTCGCGCTCGTTCGGGCGGCAGGCCACACCCCCGTGCTGACCGGCATCGACACCGCTTTCAACAACCCCGCGATCATTGCCCAGCCTCTCGCTGTCGCCCAAGCGACCGGCGCCGCTTACGCCGACTGGCCCAGCGTGGTCGGCGGGACCGTCGACGGATTGCACCCCGACCAAAGCACTTCCGATGCGCTCGCGCAGAAAATCATCGGGGTTTTGGATAATTTGGCTCCGGAGTGCGTGAAGTGAGACGAGTTTCCGCATAATCCGGGTCCATGGCTACACAAAAACCCACGGAACCCGACGCAAACGTCAACTCTGCCGACATTTCTGGCACAGAAGAGGAGCCGGGCAGCGACACGAAGGACTATGTAGGCCAAGCCGCGATGTGCAAGGAAGCGGGGGACATCTACGGCGATGTGGTGGAAGCGTTCGAGGCAAAGAAGGAACGCGACGACGCCAGCAAGCGCTACTGGGACATCTACAACTGCGAGCTGACCGACGAACAGTCGTATTCCGGGCGCAGCGACGTGTTCGTGCCCGTGGTGCGCGACGCGATCGAGGCCCGCGCCATCCGTTTCAGCAACGCCCTGTTCCCGACCAACGGGCGGTTTGTCGAGTGCATATCCAGCACCAGCGACAACGCGCACGCGCTGCAGGCGCTGATCAACCACTACGTGCGCCAATGCCACCTGCGGGAAACGATCACGGGCGGCCTGCGCGCCGGCGACGTCACCGGGCAATACAGCTTTTACTGCGGGTGGAGCAAGAAAGAGCGCAAGGTCACACAGCGCATCACGAAGCCGGTGGAAGTCGACGGACACGAGGTGCCGAGCGACATCGAGGAACCCGTCACCGACGTCGAGACGGTCACGCTGTCCAAGGGCTCGCCCGACATCTGGGTGATCCCCGACGAGGACTTGGTGGTGCTGCCGGCCACGGTCGACGACATCAACGACGCGGACACGGTGGCCGTGGCCCTGCGCGTCACTAAGTCATGGCTGAAGGCCCGAAAAAGCGACTTCAGCCCGAAGGCTTACAAGATGGCCAAAGGGTTGTTTGACGGAAAGTCGAGCGTCGGCCCCGAGCGGGTAAACCCTGACAAGGAACGCGCCAAGGATGCGGGAGTGAAGTCCGAAAAGGGCACGAAGTTCCTGCTCCTGTACGAAATCTGGACGACGATGGAAGTGAAGGGGGAGTCGACGCCGATGGTGATCTTGGCGGCCGGCCGCGACCAGTTTCTGAGCATCAAAAAGAACCCCTACTGGGGTCAGCGCAGCCCGGTGATCAGCGCGCCGATCAAGAAAGTCGCAGGCAGCTTCTGGGGCGTCTCGCCGACGGCCAGCGTCGAAAAGCTGCAGTATCAGGCGAACGACGCCATCAACATGGGCATGGACTCGGCGCAATATGCGCTGACCCCCATCGTCATGACCGACCCCATGAAGAATCCACGCATCGCCACGATGGTGCTGGAAATGGCAGCGTTGTGGGAGACGGACCCCGGCTCGACGCAGATTCTGGAATTCCCGAAGTTGTGGCAGGACGCGCTGCAGATTCTGTCGGCAGTGAAAGCGCAGATTCACGAGTCGTTCGGACTCAACCCGGCCATGATGCCCAGCGGGGCGTCCAAGAAAACATCGCAGGCCGCGGTCGCGCAGGAACAGCAGCTCGCACTCGAGGGCACCAGCGACGCGGTGCGGGTGATCGAAGCGAGCGTGCTGTCCATGATCGCCGAGCGCATTTTCGAGTACGACCAGCAGTACCGCGACGATGACTTGATGATCGCGCACTTCGGCGAGCTCGGCTACGAAGCAATGCAGGAGAAAGTCCCCCCGGTGCAGTTCGGCAGCCGCTACACCTTCGTGTGGTCGGGCGTACAGCAGGCAGCGAACGCGCAGCGAGTGCAGCAAATGATTTCCACGCTCAACGTGCTGCGCGGCATACCCCCGGCACAGCTCAACGGGCGCACGCTCGACATGGGCCCGGTGCTGGATGCGATCGTCGACATCGTGTATGGCCCGCGCCTCGGCCCCCGCGTGCTCAAGGACGCGCGCAGCCAGATGTCCATGGACCCGAAGATCGAAAACGACATGATGCGCAACAACATGACGGCGAGCGTGAGCCCGCTCGACGACGACGCGCATCACATCGAAATGCACCACGGCGCAGCCATGCAGGTGGGCGATTCAACAGGTATCTTCGCGGCGCACATCACGAAGCACCAGCAGTCGCAGGCCATGAAGGCCCAAGCCATGCAGCCCCAGCAAGGCCAGCAAGGCATGCCCGGAGGCGCCGCGCCCGGCGTGCCCGGGCAGCCGCGGCCCGGGGCTCAACCGCAAGCGCCGACCGGCGCCCAGCAGCCTGCCGGCGCCGTGCACCCCGACCAGATGCAAGACCCCGCAAGGATGCCACGATGATCACGATCGCCATTGGACTACTGCTCGCTTACCTGACGTGGATTCTGTTTCTCTCCGTCATGGCGCTCAACCGGGCGCGGCAAAACAAGACACTGATTACCCCTGTTTTCTACCTCGCGCTGCCCATCGTGGCGGTGGCGGTGGTCTGCGACTTCCTGCTCAACGTCCTCGTGAGCGTGCCGCTCGCCGAGCTGCCGCAGTACCAGAAGCGTGAGTGGATGCTGACCGTGCGCTGCGAGCGACTGCTCACCACACGTTCCGGCTATCGCTACCGCGTGGCCCGGTCTGTATGTCGTTACCTGCTTGATCCGTTCCAGCAAGGCGGCCACTGCCACGAGCCTGTGAGCATTCAACCTACAATTTAGTTCACCGGCGCTTACAAAAGCGCTACGATTCGCACCATCGAGCGGTCGCCGTAAGCGACTACCGACTTGTGGCCGTTAGCCAGCATAGGAAAGAAGCATGTCAGCACCAGACGACGATTTTGAATTCGACCCCGACCAGCCCGAAGGCGAGCCCGGTGAGCCTGAAGAGGAACTGCCCGAAGGGGCGGAACCCGACGAGGAACAGCCTGAGCCCGATGAACCGGAAGGCGAGCCCGAGCCGAAGACAGATGACCCGGAGCCAGCGATTCGGCAAAGCCGCGCGCAGGCACGCATCCGCGCACAGCAGGAGGAACTTCGAACAGCTCGCGCTGCAGTCGAAGAAGCCCGTGGCGCAACACAGCGTGTCAACGCGGAACTTGAGCAGATTCGCAATGGGGAAGCACAGCGACGCAATGCCGCAATGCTTGAATCTCTGGAACCTGAAGAGCGCGCCCGCGTTATGCAGGACCAGCGGATGCAGGACTTGCAGCGGCAACTCAATGCGACCCAGTGGCAGATGCAGGAATCAGCCGACCGTACCGCGTTCGTGGCCCGTGCAGCGTCAGACCCCGTGGTCAAGCGCTACGCCGACCGAGTGGAAGCCCAACTGGCGAATATGCGCCGGCAAGGCAACACCGCTCCGCGAGAAAACGTGCTGAAGTTCCTGATTGGCGAGGACGTGCTTGCAAAAAGTTCGAAGGCCGGCACCCAGCAACGGGCAGCAGGCAAAGGACGTGCTACGGCCGCCGCAGGCACTCCGCCCCGCTCGCGCAGCAATGCGTCAGGGGGCGACGGTGAATCACTCGACGCGCTCGAAGCACGGTTGGCAGGACGTTCATTTTAATCGGAGCCTACCGTGGCAATCAACAACGCAAGCAATTTCTCGGCTGACGTCGGCAAGTACATCCAGAAGAAAACTCTGGAACTGACCCAACTGCAGCTCGTTCTCTCGCAATTCGGTGAAAAAACGCCCCTGCCCAATGGCATGGGCACGACCTACAACGCGTTTCGTTATGAGCGCGTGCCCCTTCCCTTCACGACCCTGAGTGAAGGCGTCGCACCTGCAGGCCAAACCATGACGATCACGCAAGTGACCGGCGCGGTGGCTCAGTGGGGCGACCTGATCCGCGTCACCGACGTGGCTGTGCTGACGATCTACCACCCTGTGTTCAAGAAAGCGATCGAGCTCGCTTCCATAGCTGTCGCGGAGACGATCGAACGCAACACCTTCAACGCCGTTCTCGGCGGCACGCAGGTGAACTACGTCAACACCCGCGGCGCGCGCGCCGCACTGTTGGCCGGCGACGTGCTCAACCCCCACGAAGTGAACCGTGCCCTCTCGGCATTGAACACGCTGGGGGCGCGCGCCTACCGCTCGACCGACGGTGCTGACGAGAAGATGAAGCCAGCATCGGGCGCCAAGGGCGTGTCGGTGGCGAACCAGCCTCACTTCATTGCCGTGATCCACCCCAACGTGGAAAGCGACATGCGGGAAAACCCGACAATCGTGACCGCGTGGAGCTACAGCGACATCGCCAAGCTCTACAACTCGGAAATCGGCCAGTGGTCGCAAATCCGGTTCACGCGCTCGAACATGGTGCCCTACTGGGTCGGTGTCGCCCAAGTGACTGGCACGGCCGGCACCGCAGGTTCGCTGGCGACCGCAGGCTATTTCGTGCAGGTGACGGGTTCCCTGACCCAGAACGGCTACGAAGCACTCGTGGCGCAGGTGTCGGGCTCGATCGCAGTGACCGGCCCGACCGGCTCGATCAGCGTGACGGTGCCGTCGACCCCCGGATACACCTATTCGGTGTACGTCGGAACCACGGCGAACCCAGTCAATTTGGGAACGTCGAGCGCCGGCCCGACCTCTGGCCCGCAAGCCGGACAAGCGACCCAGCTTGCCCCCGGCTCGACGGCAGTGATCACTGGCATCGGCGCTGCGCAGGTTCCACCGGCAGCCCCTGCCGCCGGCGTGACGGTCTACCCGACCTTCATTTTCGGCAAGGAAGCGTTCGTGCAGTTGGAACTCGACTCGCTGAAGACGGCCTATCTCGACAAGGCCGACAAGTCTGACCCGAACAACCAGACGCGCGTGGTTTCGTGGAAGGTCTTCTACGGCACGATGATCATGAACAACAAATTCTTCATGCGCATCGAATCGTCGTCGGCTTTCAGCTCGACCTTCGGCTAATAGCCGACTGAGGGGCTGGGGTTTCACGTGAAACCTCGGCCCTTCCCTCATTTTCACCACCGGAGTTTCCATGTCCAATCTCGATGACGAACTGAATGCCGCCCTCGGCGTCCCCGGCACCACACCGATGCCCGAAAACGTCCCTGAAGAAACGATCGCCGCGACGCTGCACAAGCCATCCAAGTCGCGCAGCAAGGCGGAACAGGCGCTCTACGACACGATCAAAGAGCAGGTGCTGGGCGACCTCATCAAAGAGACAAAGAGCAAAACCGCCGCGGTAGCCGCGCCGGAACTCGTGGAATTCTTCGTCAACCTGCCAGTGCATGCTGGCATGATCCGGATCGACGGCCGTGAGTATTACCACGGCTTCACCTACAAAATTCGTGCAGACCAGCGCGCGAGCTTGGCGGACATCGCCGGCAAGGCATGGGCTCACGACGAAGAGGTTCGCGGTCAGCGCAAACCCTTCGATTCGTACCGCCTTACCCGCGGTCTTTGATCCACCACCCGAAAGACACCATGACCACAGCACTGAAACCCGAAGTCGGCTACGTATTTTCATTCGCCGCGAACCTTGCCAACGGCATGGCCCTGACCATCAACGGCAACTTCCCCATCGGCGCCAGCGCAGCCGAAATGGGCGTCGAAACCGACAAGATCAAGGTCGTGTTCGACCGCCAACGTGCCATGGAAGAGGTTCCGATGCTGGAAGCACAGCTCGAAACCGTGAGCCGCCAAGTCGAGCAGATCAAGTTCGATCTGGAAGGCTACCTCGGCACCCATAACGAGAAGTCACGCGACAAGGCTCACGTCGAGCGTGTCAAGATGCAACTGAAAAATACCGAAGCCGACCTGTCCAAAGGTATGATCCGGCTTGAAGAAACCCGCAAGCGAGCCGTCTAAATGCTGACATCCGCGCAATTGATCCAATACGCCCTGCAGGCGGTGAAAGCCCCCGGCTACACCCAGCAGGCAGCGGATTTCTTGAATGCGCGGCTGGCCAGCATGGCTCGGCGGTTCGACTTCGACGTCCTGAAAAAATACACGACGTTGAACATCCAGACAGGGACACAAGCCTACCTCTTGCCGGCCGACTACGTGCGCGGCCTTGATGTTTTCTACTACATCAACGGTTTGCCACAAACCATCCGGCAGATCGACCTCAACGATTACACCGCAATGAACACGGGCTCGATCGCGCAATCCTACCCCTCAGCGTTTGCGACCGATCCGGGCACCACGCCCGTGACGCTGTACCTCTACCCGATGCCGAACACCAGCTTTCCGCTGACTGTTCGTTACGCCTCGCAGCCCGCCGACATTGCCAATGCGGCGACCTCAACGCAGGTGCCGTGGTTCCCCGACTCGATGTGTCTGCTCGCCCTGCTCGTGGCCGACCTCATGGTCCTGACCGACGACACCCGGGCAACCGAAAAGCAATCAGAAGCTGCGGCCATGTTCACGGCGTTTCTGAAAATGCAGGGCGACAAGGAAGGCTACGCGCAGACCGTGAAGCTCGGCAGCTCGTTCGGCACGCGTCGCATTAAACTCCCCGCTTCCAAACTCACCGGGTTCTAAATCATGGGAATGCGCAACCCACAGGTCTATGCGTGGTTGCCTATTGGTCTGAGCGACAACCGTGAAGCCATGTCCAGCACGGCCGGCGACTGCCGGGTGCTGCAGAACCTGATCCACGACCCGACCAGCAAAGGCGTGATCGCGCCGCGGCCCGGCGTCACGACACTCACGGCCTTCCCGGGCTTCACGACGCCCGGCATTGTCTCCGGGATAACGAACGTGGGCACCCGCATTTACGGGATGATCGCCACCGGCCGCTTTGCCGGCCACGACGAACCCTTTTGCTTCGACACCGCGACGGGCCTGTTTATCACGGTCAGCGGCGTGACCAGCGCCAACACCCCCCTGACGCCTTTGACAGCCGGGCCGTGGGTGCCGCCCACACTGCAGCTCGTCGGGACCAAAATGGTCGTCACGCATCCCGGCTTCGCGGGCGGTGGCGGCAATTACATCGGCTGGTTCGACCTGACCAACCCGGCCGCCCCGGCGTGGAGTGCGGGCAACACGACCGGCGCCGTGCCCCTGCCGTCGGTTCCCACATCCGTGGCACTGTTCGGCAACCGGGCGTTCTATGCCTGCGGCAATGCGCTGATCATGTCCGACGCGCTCGCTGCCACGGTGGTGACGAACGCCGGGCAGATACTGACGCTGGGCGACTCGACGCCGGTGCTGGCGGTTATTCCGCAGCCGATGACTACGGGCATTCAGGGCATCCTCGGGGCGCTGCTCGCTTTCAAAACTGACGCGATCTGGCAGGTGACGGGCGATTACTCGAGCACGACCAGCCCGCTCGCGCTCAATCAGGTGTCGGGGTCAATCGGCTGCGACGCGCCGCTGACGATCCAGAACACGCCCATGGGCACCATGTTCATGTCCAACGACGGCGTGCGCACGGTCAGCAACACCGGCCAAGTGAGCGAGCCGCAAGCCGATGTGGTGTTCCCGTTCTATAACGCGAACTCGCCTTCGCGCGCCTGCGCCACCTACGCGGCCGACGTCTACCGAATTTCCCTCGATTCGCAGAGCAACACGGGGTCACTCGGCCGGCTCGACTATTGGTTCGCACTCAAATACCAGAAGTGGACCGGGCCGCACAGCTTCCCGTACCACAACAGCACGCCCCTCGGCAAAGCATTCGTGCTGGTGTCGAACACCTATCCCGGGGTGCTGTGGACGTCGACCAGCTACCCCAGCAACAACGACCAGTATGTCGAAAACGGGGTGGCGATGACGATCAACATGACGTCCTCGCCGATCATGCCCGACCCGCCCATGGCTGAAAAAGCCGCGGTCGAAATGTCGTTTTCGTTCATACCCTCGCCTGCGACCTACAACGTGCAGGTGCTCGGCGCAGAGGGTGCGCCGATCGGCACGGCCACGCTGGTGTCAGGCAGCGCGCCGGCCTCGTGGGGCGCCGGAACGTGGGGCATCGGGACGTGGGCGGCCGCCCCTTACAACGTGGCTACCAGCCCGCTCAACTTCCCCGCGCCGCTGGTATTCAAGCAAGCCGTGATCGTTTTGACCGGCGCCAGCGCTCTCTACCTGCGGCTCGGCCACTTCAGCTTCCGCTACGAAGGGCTCGGCTACACCGGGCAGGATTGACATGACGATCATCAACGCCCTTCCCAACAACATCCACAACGGTGATCCACTGGATGCGGTCGCCGTCATGGCGAACTTCAACCAGATCGTCAGCAATGTGAACGCCGGCGCGGCCGGGCTCACGGCCACTAACATATTCACGCAACCGCAGAACGGCGTGGCGGCGATCCTGCCCGGCCAGTTCACGCTTCTGTCGCAGGTGCAGGCGCTTATCGCCGCGGCCATCCCGACCGGCATGATCATGGACTTCGGCGGCGGCGCAGCCCCCACGGGGTTTGCCCTCTGCGACGGCAGCGCGGTCAGCCGCACCGACCCGGTGTATAGCGGCCTGTTCGCGGTCATCGGGACGGTCTGGGGTGCAGGCAACGGGGTGAGCACGTACAACCTGCCCAACATGGCCCGGCGCGCCACGATCGGCAGCGGGGGTACAGGGACCGGGACTATTGGCAACGCGACCGGCAGCTATGGCGGCGAAGAGAACCACGTCCTCGCCGGGGGCGAATTGGCTAACCACATCCACGGGATTGCCGATCCGGGCCACAACCACTCGTTCACCGACCCCGGCCACAGCCACGGCGTCAACGATCCGACGCACGCGCATGCCATCGCCGATCCGGGCCACGCGCACGGCATCAACGGCAACTACATGAGCAACAACCTGACCGGGGGGTCGCTCAACCCTATCGGCGCGTTCTCGTTCGGCGTGGGCGGGGCAACCAACGGTGCAGGCACAGGCATCGGCATTTACGGCGCGGCCACGGGCATCAGCCTGTACGTCAGCGGGACGGGGGCTTACCCTAACGGAGCCTACACAGGCATCAACACCACGCAGGGGGCAGGCAGCAACGCCGCCCACAACACCATGCAGCCGTCGGCTGTCGTCACGAAAGTGATCAAGCTATGAGCATCATCAACGCCCTGCCCTACAACATAGCGAACGGGCAGGCGATCGACGCCGTGCCCGTCATGGCGAACTTCAACGAAATCGTCAACGACGTGAACGCCAGCGCGGCCAAAAACGCCGCGAACAGCGACATCACTTCGTTGACCGGACTCACCACGCCGCTCTCGCAAGCGCAGGGCGGCACCGGGGATAGCGGCAGCGCATGGACGGCTGCAGGCATATCGTCAATCATTGCCACGACGGGCACGCTCACGACGGCCAGCGGTACTGTGCGCTACAAAATAATGGGCAAGACGGTTTTTTACAACCTATCGGTGTCGATCACAAACAACGGCACAGGTTCGGGAACATTACAAATTAGCGGGTTGCCGTTCACATTAAGGGCGGCGGCCGCGCAGATGGCACTGGGCCGAGAAAACGCCGTCAACGGCAAAGTGTGCTGCTTCATTGGCAGCGGCGCGGGCGGCTCCATTCTGAATTACGACAACACGTATCCCGGCGTGAATGGCGCCGTGCTCATTATCAACGGGGTCGCCGAACTCAACTAAAGGTCCAAAGTGCGCAAAGCCTCTCCTGTCAAACCTGCCGCAGCCAAGCTGCCTCTGCCCAAAACGCCGCGCCTGCTCAGGGTGCCGGAACACCGCGTCACGCTGGAAAAGATGGTGCCGGCCAAGAAGGGAAAGGGCAATGGTTGAGTCGACCAGCGAATTCGGCGAACTTAGTTTGCGGGTGCGCAGCCTTGAACGCGGGCTGGCCGAGAATACGGAAACGACCCGACGCATTGAGACGCTGGTGCGGCGCAATGAGGACGACACAAAGGAATTGCTCGAGCTGTCCCGCGACGCCAAGGGCGGGTTCCGCATGCTGGCCTACCTCGGCTCTGCGTTGAAGTGGATTATCGGCATCACGGCGCCTCTTGTGGCGATCTGGCTTGGATTGAAAGGTCTTGGAAAATGAAGCAAGTCCGCGAGTGGTTCAACATTTACGTGCTGGCCTGCACCCTGTTGCTGTGCCTGACGGCGCTGGCGGCACTGACCTACACGGCCTTCTTCAGCGACCCGTACCTGAGTTATCCGGTGAAGGCATTCCCGCTGGTGGGCGACGTCAAGGCGTTTCACCCCGGCGACGTGGTGCCGCTACAGGTGCTGCGCTGCAACTCCGACAACGTGACGCACTCCTACACCATCTCACACGCACTGCGCGGGCCTGAGACGGAGTACACCATCCTGTCCCCCAGCGCAGCAATTATCGACCCCGGGTGCACGCACGGGCCGTCATACATCAACGTGCTGCCGGCCGAACACTTGAAGAGCGGCGTCTACAAATTTGTCGGCAACACCCAGATCGAAGGGACGTTCCGACAGTTTTCGGTGTACTGGGAAAGCGCTTCGTTCACTGTCATAGGGGATATGCCATGAGTTTGGTCGACGACTGGAAAAAGCTGTGGAAAAGCTGGTCCGTGCTGGCCGCCACGCTCGGCGCGGTGCTGCCGTCGTTGCTTCAAGTGATCGCCGACAACACCAGCCTCATGCCGTGGCTCGATGACGGCTATAAATCAGGCATACGGCTGGCATGCCTTGTGCTGGTAATTGTGCTTCGCCCTATCCGGCAAAAGGCACTTTCCGGTGATAATTCGCCCACTCAATCGGAGGAATCCAAGTGAACGCAGCTCAGAATTCGGCCAGTGTCGGCCTCGCCGCTATCAACGCGCTCTACAACACGGGGTTCCTCGACGTTTTCAGCGGCACGCAGCCGGCCACGCCAGAAACGGCACTGTCGGGCAACACCTTGCTGGTGTCTGGTATTTTCTCGGGCACGGCCTTCGCGGCGCCCGCATTCTCGTCGGGCTTCCAGCGGAGTGCCGCAACGTTCAGCGCGGCCAGCTACGCACCTGTGGCGTCGGGCACTGCGGCATTCGCGCGCGCTTACAAAGCCGACCACACGACGGTGATCGCCGACTACACGGTGGGCACGACCGGAACTGACATCATCGCTGGCTCGACCTCGATCGCAACCGGCGTCAACGTTTCGTTCGCAATGACGAACACGATGCCAGCGGTCTAAGCTGATCGCGGGGTAGCCCGTGGCAGTTACGAAAGTCCGAGACTCCGGGGTAATTACCTCCAGTGCGACGACCCAGCTAACCACGCTGGCAATCACACTGGGGGCGGCGCCTGTTGTCGGCAACAAGGTGATGGTGCTGGTCAGCGGCTTTACGACGGCCGCAGGCGTCACCATTTCTGCGACGGACAACTCAACCACCCCGAACACCTACAACAGCCGCAACTTCGTCACCACGAACGACAGCTTTTCCGCGCTGCTCGAAGCTGACGTCACCCACGCACTTGGCGCCACACCGACCATAACGCTGTCGATCAGCGGTGCGGGTGCGTACATGACGTATCAGGCGCTGGAATGGTCCGGACTGGCCGCCACCTCGGCATACGACACGGGCGCCAACTCCGGTTCGTCGTACGCAGCGGGCGCATCGAGCCTCACCTATGGGCCGACGGCTACGCTGGCGCAAGCGGCCGAGCTGGCGATCGGCCTTATGCAGATCGGCAACGGCAATGCGTCGCAAGGGCTGGGGCAGCCAAGTGGTTGGACGGCGCTGGGTTTTTGCTCAAACGACAGCGCGCTGCAGTCATACGGTGCGGCCTACCTCGTCACGGCGGCGACCACCGCGCTGTCTCTGACATGGACATGCACGGCCGGCATGGGCGGCGGCAACAGCCCGTCGCTCGTGTCGACGTTCAAGATCAGCGCGGCGGGCACCAACGCCACTACGGGCACGTCGCCCTTCGGCGGGCTTGGCATCACGGGCGCGACGCTGACCTCAGGCCCGAATGCCACGACAGGCACCAGTGCCTACGGCGGGCTTGGCATCACGGGCGGCACGCTCGGGCAGATAAAACCGCTGACGGGCACCGGCGCGTGGGGTGGGCTCGGCATCACTGCGGCGACCCTGCAGGGGGTGCAGACGGCCACCGGCACCAGTGCCTTCGGCGGGCCGGGTATTGCCGGGGCTACGCTGGCGCAATCCAAGTTGCTCACCGGCACCAGCGCCTATGGCGGGCTCGGCATCACCGTCGCGACGCTGGCGAGCGGGCCGAATGTCACGACAGGCACCGGCGCCTACGGCGGGCTCGGCATTGCGAGCGCCACGATCGGGCAGATCAAGCCACTGACGGGCACCGGCGCGTGGGGCGGGCTCGGCATCACTGCGGCGACCCTGCAGGGGGTGCAGACGGCCACCGGCACCAGT